AATACTATGCACCCACTTCTTTTTATAGATGTACAGAAGGCGGAGATTTAGAAGAAGGCGGAGACACCACCACCCCCACCACCACCGCAGATACCACATAATGAGACACCACCACTTTAAAAGGCAATTCTTTCACTTTCTATTTCGGAAACAAACCAGTTTTTTTATACAACAAGTCCCTGCGGGTTACTCCAAAGAAGGAGTAAAACAAGGACAGTTCAAACCACAATACTCTTGGGTCAGAAAACATTTTTTCTGGACCTTAAATGAATTTCTCAGAGACAGTCAATCTCTGGGGTTATTCCAATACTATAGAATACTTAAAGCTGGAATAACCTTTAAACCACAAGACCCCATAACTGACAGAAGGGGATACGGATTTACTGCTATTGATTTCACAAGTAAACCAGAATCAGGATCGTTTGATCCATTTTGGTTTTGGCAAACACAAAATGACCCTATACCAATTAATATAAATTCAAAAACAACAAAATTTTTCACTACAACAAAAAGACATCATAGAAATGTCATACCAAAACCAATGCTAACAGATGAACCACACCCTGATTTACATTTTAAGGAAAACTGGTGGTTCCTCAATCAAAAAGCGGGACCATGGCTCACAACGGCAGACTGGCTTGTACCGTACCTTGGATTATGGTGGTTCCTGGACTTAAACTTCATGAATATCGTGAACCCTCCCACAGAAGACGCCGGAGATAAAACCCTTTATATAAAAACTCCAATGGGACTCAATTTTAATTTCACAAAATTTATTCATGTTGTATTCAGAGATGAATGTTAATAAAATTAATACATCTGCATAATTTCGCGTAATTCTTTCATAAATTCATAACCGCCGCAACTAATAGGCAATAGGAAACATTGGGTTCCCAGGGGATAACTGCTTACTCCTGTCATCCCAGGTAAGGTAGTGGTCAATTCTTCTATACAATGCTTCCAATCTGCCATGTATATTTTCGCTTGTATACCACTGATCGGGGGTTGAGTTGGAAGTAATGTACACCTCCCTAGAAACAAAATCCACGTAAGCTCCTTTTACTGGAACTCTTAATGGGTACCTGTCAAGTACCCGCAACAATTCATCAAATGTAACCCAACCATAAAAATCATCCAAACATACAACTTCCTGACCACAATACCCATCCCACCACAACCCACGTGGTTTCATATAAACCCGCCCAAGATCCCCGCCCACTTTTTCAAACACATATCTAGTTTTACCACATCCGGGAGGTCCACAAATCACAGTAGTTATAGTTTTAAAATCCCGCCTCCCGCCCAAATTCATAGTGTAACAATATCTCTGTAACCCGCCAAAATACTTCACAAAGACAGCCTCCTGCTTCTCAGCCACAGCTCTCAAATTCCCGTTGCTTTCTCGGAGAATTCTGCAGGCTTCATTAAGGTCAGTTCTTTTTCCTTGTTCATTACCTGGTGTCCCAAACTCCAGGTAATCACCTTCTTTTTTACAATACTCGGCAGCTTGACTGGAATTTCCCCTCGCTGCTTCCAGATGAGCTCGTTGCAATCCAGGCAAATCTTTCACCTAAATTTAAACATATTTTCACCCCCATACCCCCTAAAGGGGGCTTAATGTGGGGGGGTAAACCCCCCCACACCCCCCTTGCCACTTTTTCTTTTCGCTCTAGTGGGGGGTAAACCCCCCACACCCCCCTTACCTGCTTCAATCGTTTTCTTTTCTTGAGTTCCATATATCCTTGCAAGTGCTGGGTACCTTCTTTTCCAACCTCTTTGCCCACGCAGAGGTATTTCACTGTGGGTCCTAGCACTTGCGTAATAGAGTCCCACTCTTCTTGGGTCCAGTTGTTTAGAGTAAAACACCACCTCACCTTGGCTGCCTCTCTCTAAAATTTCAATATCATATTCTACCTGTTCACTTATACCAAATACTCCAAGTGGGTCACATTCATCCCCACCCCTCCACCCAAAAAATACATCCACATTTCCAATGTGACCCACTTTAAAACAAGAAAAACTTACAGGAGGTACTCTCTCCGCCATGGTCCTGGTACTGGTACTAGAAGTGTGTGGT